TGTTATAGTAATGCCAAGAAGTCTCTCGATCTCCTCCGTAATGATTCCGACCGTTTGGATTTTAATCACTTCCCTGCTCCATGCCTCGCATGGGGCTTTATTTTTTGTTCTCGTCCGGCTCCTCTGGGCGCTGATACTGCGGCGTCTCCGCTAATTGCTCGATATAGTCGGCAACTTCTTTCATGTCCTCAGGCTTCATTCGTGAAAGGAAGTACCTTCCTGCTGCTAACTGTCCATCAGTATTGAGGCGTTTATATGAATAGTCAATGCGCTCTCTTTGCGCATTCGTTTCATCATCCATAAAAACACGCTCCCACGGTTTACCATTACCCTGATGAATAATATTCCCGTTCTTGTCTTTAACCGTCAGACCTGCTTTTTCTACGATGTGCTTTGTAATGATTTCGCATTGCTCATCTGCGGGGACGAGGTCGGTCCAATCGACCCCTAAAGCCGCAGCTATTCCCCTTAATACATTATATTTAGGTTCTCTTTGTCCCTTTTCATATTTGCTAATGGTGGATTTTGTAACGCCAATCGCGTCCGCTAATTCTTGTTGAGACATCCCTCGTTTCAGCCTCACCGCTTTTATGTTCGTTCCTTGCATAAGTTTATTCCTCCTAATAGGACTATACCCCGCTGTATCCATTTTGTCAACAATTTTTCATTTCGGTATTGACATGTGTATCCATTTCGGATATAATCAAGTTACAGTAGACGATTTGGATACTTTAGGAGGTGAATGTAATGACCATCAACGCGATTCGTATTGAATCAATTCTGGCCGAGCGTGACATGACAAAAGCCGCACTTGCTGAAAGATGCGGGGTATCTCGGCAAAATATCAGCACCATCATCCGGCGCGGCACTTGCGAGCCTCGCACAGCCGGTAAGCTGGCAGCCGGTCTCGGTGTCAGCGTCGCAGAGATTATCGAGGGGGCGCAATAATGACACCATATCAGAAAATTCCCGAGGCCTGCAAATCAACCGGCCTGAGCCAATATTTTCTACGGAATGGCTGCAAAAATGGTACCATTCCTCACGTCAAAAGTGGTCCGACGTACTACATCGACGTACCGGCCCTTTTAGAGAAATTGCGAGGTGAGGCAAACGGACATTCTGGAAGTTCTACAGCACTTTGAGGGCGTGAAGCGCTGCGGCGACGGTCAATATATGGCCCGCTGCCCGTGCCATGATGACCGCAAGCAAAGTCTCTCCATCGGTCGAGGCGAAAAGGGCGTGGTGCTCAAATGCCAGGTGGGATGTGACACGCATGACATCATCGCCCGTGTTGGCATTAAGCCTCGTGATCTCTTTTACGATGCAGAAGCAAAGCCTACTGAGCGCCCGCAGATCGTGGCCGTGTACGAATATCCCAATGGCGTTCAGAAGCTACGGAAATCGGACAAGTCCTTTTCATGGCGTCGGCCGGACGGAAAAGGCGGCTGGATCTACAACCGGCAGGGCGTTCCTCACTCCCTCTATGTGGCCGGTTCGCTTGGTAATGTCGTGTTCATCGCCGAGGGCGAGAAGGACGCCGACAACCTCCACCGTCTGGGCTTCGATGCCGCCAGCGGCGCAGACGGTGCAGGCCCCGGCAAGTGGCGGAAAGAATACACTGAGCAGTTACAAGGCCGCACCGTGCTCATCTTTCCCGACAACGACGCCGTTGGTAAGGCTTACGCCGAGGAGACCGCCGCCGCGCTGCATGGTGTCGCCGATCATGTCCAGCTTTGCGACCTCTCAACCGTCTGGCCGGAGATTCCGGAGCATGGAGATATTTCCGATCTTATCGCTCGTCTTGGTGATGAAAAAGCCTGTGAGGCGATAGCGGAGCTCGCAACCACAACGCCGGAATGGACACCGGCCCCACCCACTGACATCTTTGAGGAATTCGGATTTTACAGCGTCCCCGACCTAACCGAGGAAGAACGCCGCCCGCCCGAGTTCATCATTGACGGCATGATCCCGTGCGGAATGACTTTTTTATCTGGTGCGCCGAAGATTCGCAAATCGTTCATGGCACTACAGATGGCATCCGCAGTTGCGACCGGCGCCCCCTTTCTTGGACACTCCACCACGAAATGCGATGTAGCTTATCTCGATTTAGAGGGCAGTAAGAGCCGCATCTCATTCCGCGCAGCGAAAATGTCCACGCAGATTCCGTCAAACGTGTTTGTCACCAACAGCATCACGGAGCGCCTTGCCGATGGGCTCGTGGACAAGCTGCGGCAGCTCCACAGGGCACGGCCCTCGATCCGCCTTATCATTGTAGACACATATAGCCGCGCACGTGGCAGCTATAAGGCCCCCGGTGCAAACGCTTATGACGCAGATATCATGCTACTGGAACCTGTGCAGCGCATGGCACTTGAAGAGAATATCGCGTTGCTGTTCGTTCACCATGATAAAAAAGGTGCTGGGCTCGCTCTCGATTCCTTCGAGCGCCTGAGCGGAACAATGGGTATTTCCGGTTCCTGCGACTGCGTCATAAATCTCGTTGCAGACGGAAAGCGATTTGACGGTAAGGCCACAATGGAATTCACCCCACGCGACGCGAAGGGCGGCGAAATGAGCCTCGTTTTTGATGAGCGGTTCGGAGAGTGGCAAGAAATCATCGAAACCAAGCCGGACTTGCGCGGCAATCCGATTTGTTCGTGGATCATCGAACATTCGCCCGAGCGTCAGCAAGAAGGAAAGACCTTTTCTTACGATACGCTTATTAAGGCAGCTTATGGGAGTTTTGTGGACAACCCCGGCGAAGAAGTCAGAAAGCAACTCGTTCCCCGTCGTGAAGAATTGTTTTCAAGTTATGGTATTGGCGTTCAGATGGGCGTGAAATCGAACGGCGCAAGAGGCATTCGAGTAATAAATCTGTTATAAAACACCGTCCCTGCGTCCCTCTAAGAGGGACGGTATCGCGGGAGAATAGCTTCGTCCCTCTCCCCTATTAAAAATATATGGTGTCCCTCCTACAGGGACGCAGGGACACTACTATTTTATAGAAAGCAGGTGATACTCAACGAGCGGAAGAAAATCACAAAGCAAAGGCCGCGCCGGGGAGCTGGAATTGTGCCGCCTATTGCAAGGCTACGGCTACCCCGTGCAACCGGGCGAGGCCGTGAGCTATGGCAGTACACCCGATCTAACAGGGCTTGATGGCGTACATATTGAGTGTAAGCGCGGCGAAAAGCAAGCCCTTTATGAGTGGATCGAGCAGGCGCAGCGGGACAGCGGCAAATTTAAGGACGGTTTACCGGCTATCTTTTGGAGGAAAAATCGCGCCCCGTGGCTTGTCTGCATGACGCTTGCGGACTGGATCAGCTTATACCAACGGCAGAAAACGGCAGAAAGCGGAAAGGAGGCAGGGAATGACCCCGAATAAAGAAAAGCTGCTTGCGGCTCTTCTGACTTCTCGAAGCAAGAAAGAAGCGGCAGCAGCGGCAGGAATTGCAGAGCGAACCATGCGGACTTATTTTGAAGACCCGGAATTTTGCCAGCGATACCGTGAAGCATTCGCCGGAGTGATTGAAGATGCTACCAGACAAGCGCAGGCGCTTTTAATGCCCGCATTAAGCACTCTCGAAACGGTTATGACCGACGAGGAAATAAACCCCGCCGCCCGCGTAAACGCCGCGAAAATCGCCCTTGATTATGCCGTGCGCCTGACCGATCAGAACGACCTTGCAGAGCGCCTTGCAGCGTTGGAGGAAATGCGGCAATGATAACACGGGACAAGCTGGAACAGCGCATAGCGGCCCTTGAAATGGCAGAGAAGCAGCGCCGGGATAGCATGACCATCACCGCCACCGTGGAGGACTTCATAGCCCCGTGCTATCTCCCATTGCATGAGGACATAAAAGCAGGGCGGCACCGCTTTTACAATCTTCCGGGCGGGCGCGGGAGCTGCAAAAGCTCTTTCGTATCGCTTGAGATCGTGGACGGCATACAGAGCGACCCCACAGGCCAGAGCAACGCTATTGTGTTCCGCAAAGTGGCGGGGACAATGCGCGACAGCGTTTTTTCTCAAATCGCATGGGCTATTGATATGCTGGGCGTTTCCCACCTCTGGAAAGCAACCGTTTCCCCGATGATGTATGAATACAGGCCGACCGGCGCACAGATCCTTTTTCGAGGGCTGGACGATGCAAGCAAGCTAAAATCTATCAAGCCCAGGCGTGGCACTTTCCGCTATTGTTGGTTTGAAGAATTTAGCGAGATAAGCGGCCCGAACTTTGCCCGAAATGTTTTGCAATCGGTCATGCGAGGGCAAGGGACAAACCCGCAAGTGTTTCGCAGCTTCAACCCGCCGATCAGTAAGGCAAATTGGGCGAATCAGTTTGTTGCAGAGCCAGACGCGCAGGGAATCACCTTTCACACCACCTATAAGGACATACCCGCCGAATGGTTAGGCGAGGCTTTCATAGCGGAGGCTGAACGCCTGGAGGCCGTCAATGAGCAGGCATACCGGCATGAATACTTAGGCGAGGCGACCGGCACCGGCGCGGAGGTATTCCCGGCGCTGGAAGTGCGGGAGATCACCGCCGAGGAAGTACAGAATATGCAATACTTCTTTTCCGGCGTGGACTTCGGCTTTGCGGCAGACCCCGCTTGCTTTATCCGATGCAGCTATGACCGTAAGCACGAGACAATCTACATTCTGAACGAGATTTACAAGCGCGGCATGAGTAACCGGCAGCTTGCGGAGGAAATCGCCCCACTTGTGGAGGGGGACACCAAAGGCAGCAGCTACCTTTCCCCGGTAAGCGGCTTGTGCTTTCAAGATCACAGCGACATTTATTGCGATGCAGCAGAGCCGAAAAGCATAGCCGATCTACGCGACCACGGCTTAAAGCAGGCCAGAGCTTGCCACAAAGAGCCGGGATGCGTGGCGTATCGTGTCAAGTGGCTGCAACACCGGCGCATCGTGGTTGATCCTGCAAGGACGCCAAACGCGGCGCGGGAGCTTGCAAACTACGAATACGAAAAGGACAAAGACGGCAATATGCTTTCCTCTCTCCCCGACAGGGACAACCACAGTATAGACAGCCTCGCTTATGCGTTAGACCGTGAGATTTACCGCAAGCGAGGGCAGAGCGCTTAAAGAAAGGAGAAAGGCATGGGCTATATGCGCATCAAGTGCCACTATTGCGGCGGCACATGGGAAGTGTACGGGCGAAGCATCACAGGCGTATCAAGTGCCACTATTATTAGTGGGGACTATCCCCGCACTTGCCCGCATTGCTTCAAGGCCATTGAAAAGCAGACATGGGACAAGCAGATCATTCCGGCGTTTCTTGCGCTGGACGATGCAAACCGCGAACTTGTAAAGGACAGCAGCGGCTACCATACCCCGCTTTTTGAGGTCAGCTATGAGGCCGACAGCGTATTCCGCAACGGCTATGAAAACTGTCCAAATTTGGACTGAAAGGAAGCGCATGGACATTTTGAAGGAATACCCCCTAATTGATGAACACGGCAAAAGATACCGCGAGTTTGGGCGCGGATGCCGTGAGTACGCGCCGACCCTTGTAACCTCTGCGGGCGAAGTGCCGATGGGAACAGTCATTTATAAGAAGATGCAGGAAGAGCCACCCGCACAAAAGAAAGATTGCCCCTTTCAGGGTGGCCTATAC